TTCACCGCTGCTCGGCCAACCTCACAGCAGGGTGATCCCGTCACGATGTCTCTCGGCACTCGTGCGGAAGTTCGCGGCATCGGTATCCGTCAGGGTGATGCGTTCACTAACGCTGGCGAGGAAGTCATCGAGTCAGATGGCGAGGTCTACGAATATGCGGCTTCTCAGGACACCCAGGACGGTACGAATATCTTCGAGATTGAGGAAAATCCGGACATTCCTGGCGCGCCTAACATCTGGGCCGACCTATCTACTGCGACGGGCGTGGATATCAATCAGATTCGTCTGCTCTTCGCATTGCAGCGTTACAAGGAAGCTCGGGCTCAGTACGGCTCTCGCTACACCGAATATCTGCGTTACCTCGGAGTGCGTTCTTCGGATGCGCGTTTGCAGCGGCCGGAATATCTCGGCGGTGGCAAAGCGACCATCTCTTTCTCGGAGGTCCTGCGTACCGGCGGGACAAACAACGAGGGCGAGCCGCTTGGCGAGATGGGTGGTCACGGCATTGCGGCGGTCAAGTCCCGGCGATGGGTCAAGTTCTTCGAAGAACACGGCATCGTCATCACGCTCGCATCAGTGCGGCCGCGCTCTATCTACGTTAACGGTATTCACCGATCCTGGTCTCGCGAGACCAAAGAGGACTACTGGCAGAAGGAACTGGAACTGATCGGGCAGCAGCAAGTCCTGAAAAAAGAGGTCTACTCGGCGACTGCCACGGCTAACGAGCACTTCGGCTATCAGGACCGCTACGCGGAATATCGGCACCTGCCTAGTTACGTCTCGTCGGAGTTTCGCAACGTGTTGAACGACTGGCACCTTGCACGGATCTTCGGCTCTTCTCCTTCTCTCAACTCTGATTTCGTGAAGTGCGTTCCATCAAAGCGCATCCATGCGGAACAGACTCTCAACTCCCTCTGGGGCATGTTCTCCCATCACATCCAGGCCCGACGGCTCGTCGGCCATAAAACCATTGGAAGGGTCATCTAATGAAATTCAACGAATTCGGTGAAGAGTTACCCGATCCCACCCCTGTGGAAGTCCCGGCCGGGTTCAAGGAACCCGAATCCATTCAGGCCATGATCGCTCGACTAGTTAGAACACACGTCAGCGATGCGGCCCAACGTCACGGCTTCGAATCCGTCGAAGAGGCGAACGACTTCGACGTCGCCGATGAAGAATTCCCTGAAACCAAATACGAGGTGCTCGGCGATGAACAACTCGAAGAGAGACACAGAGCAATTGTCGATACCAGGGCTGCCAAGCTCGCCCTTGCCAAGCGTCAAAATCGAGGAACCTGGCGGAATGGTCCAGGTGCTCGAAACCCTCAGGGCACAAAACAGCCTGACAGTCAAGATGTACAGCAGCGATCTCAGGATGGGTCTGGCGGACTGCGGGGATCGTCTGGTGGCGGACATATACGCTCAAGCGGGGGAACTGCGGGCGGCAGCGGACAAACTCCAGAAGGCCGCCAGGATTGAACTAGAATCCCGCGCTATGGAGTAAGCCAACGGGGGGCACCCCCCTAACCCCCCACACGCAAAACGTCCATACGGCCCACCCCGGCTTCCAGGGTGGGCCTTTTCATGTAAGCTCACAGTCACAGTAGGTTCCCTTGATACCTACTGTGCCGACTGACAGGAGGCTAAACCCAGTGCGCCGTCGCAGACGGCAAACATTCCTACAAAATCACACGGTCGGGCGACCCCTCAGCGGGTCTAGCAGGCCAGCCCTGCTGCCTCGACCTTCCTACACGCCAGTGTCCAACACCCTGGCATCTGTCCGCGCCCGCGGACTCCTGGGTGTTTATAAGCGGCCAACGTTTCGGCAGGCCGCGCCAGTCAAGATCAGGCCGATCCCGCGCCTGATCAAACTCCTGAGGCCGGTCTTTGCCGGCCGACCCAACCCCTGCACCAAACGCGCAACGCGTAAGGAGGTTCTCTTCGCCGGCCAAGTCGCCGGCAGAAAATGGGGCCGTGGATCCGGCCCAAACATGCGAGGCGCTCGGCGCTCGCTATCATCAAACATGACCTGTAAGGAGTAGTTAGATGGACCCAGTATCAATGGGGGCAACCATCAGTGCCGGTGCCAATCTGATTGGCGCAATCATGGGCGGCAGCGAAGCCCATAAGAATCGGCAGATGCAGAAGCAGTTCGCTCAATACGGTATTCGATGGAGAGTCGAAGATGCGAAAGCGGCGGGCTTGCACCCTCTGTACGCGCTTGGCGCGCAAACTCCGACCTATTCACCGGTTCACTCGGAAGCGCCTGCGCAGCTTGCGGAAATGGGCCAGAACATAGGTCGCGCCGTCCAGGCAACCCAAACAGCTCGAGAGCGTGAACGTGGTCAGCTCGAGCTGGACCTTCTCAAGTCCCAAGTCGATGAAAGCAAGGAACGCATAGCCGCTTCGATGGCGGCTCGTAACGCTCAAGCAGAAACTCAAACTGCTGGCCTGGGCGTGGACTTCGGAGGCGAAAATCCTCCGGTACCCGAAGGAGTTCACATCATTGGCCAGCACGTCAACAAACCCGGTACCAGCTACATCTCGTCCGAAAAAGACGAAAGCGTCGGTGCCAACGTCTCCCCCATGTGGGGTCGTTTCCTCATTGGCAAAACCACCGAGATCGTTCTCCCTGGTGGTCTCGGCGGCGATGCCTCAGAAGCTCTTGAGTCTCTCTCTGAAAGTCCGATGCTCCTTTGGATGACCTTCATGGAGAACAAACACCGCTACGGTCAGGCTCGTGCGGATTGGCTCATGCAGCGCTATGTCGGTGATGCCTGGGATGAGATTAAGGACGGGCTCAACCCGTTCAAGTCGTTTCGTAAAAACTTTGAGAGGAGGTAGATAGTCATGCGTTTCCGTCGTCGTGGTCGATCTTCATTCCGTGCGCGTGGGCGCCGGCGTTCTTTCACATCCCGTCGTCGTGGCGGCTTTCGCGCTCGGCGCCGTCGCTCTGGCGGTTCGCGTCTCTTGCGGATCGGCTATCGGATGTAGCCTTGCTCTGCCTGCGCCCGTTTAAAACGGGCTTCGGCGAGTTCGGCTGCGGCCAGTGTATGTGCTGTCGAGTAAACAAAAGGCGCGAGTGGTCTTCTCGCATCCTGCTCGAATCACGTATGCACACGCATAGCACCTTCGCGACTCTAACTATTGCTGATGTGCCAAAGGGTCATCATGGACCCCCACAAAGGCGAGTGTGGGAGCTGGTGGATCAAGACTTCACGCTGTTCATGAAGCGGCTCAGGACTAACTACTCTGAGCCGCTTCGCTATTTCGCTGTAGGTGAATATGGGGAGAGAGGATTCCGGCCGCATTTCCATGCGGCACTGTTCGGTGTCTCTATGCTCGATCTTCCCCTCGTGGAAAAGTGTTGGGGTCTAGGTGGTGTTCACCTGGGAGAGCTCAATAAGGACTCTGCTCAGTATCTCGCGGGCTACGTCACCAAAAAAATGACCAAGGCGGATGATCCTCGGTTGTTAGGTCGTAAACCTGAATTCGCTCGTATGTCCCGGAGGCCCGGTATCGGCGTTCCCGCCGTTTCGGTTCTTGCGGAAAGTCTAACTAGTGCAGGAGGTGTAGTCGGCGGTGATATTCCTACCGCTATCAGGGTACGCGGCAAACTACTGCCAATCGGTCGCACCCTGCGTTCTAAGTTTCGTGTGGCAATGGGGATGGAACCTACAGAGCCCCAGCCAATCAAGCGCGTTCGCGCTATCGAGTACCGCACTGCGGACGTAAAAATCCGTGAAACCCGGCGTGATAAACACGCCAAGCAAACTGTGTTTCGTAATCAACTAGCTAGGAGCAAAAGGTCTCTATGAAACGTTCCAAACATTCGCTGTCGCATTACAACCTTCACACAATGGACATGGGGCAGCTCATCCCCATTTCGTGGTTCGAAGCGTTGCCCGGTGACTCAATTCGGATGTCTTCAAGCGCGCTGTTGCGCGTCTCACCACTCGTCACCCCGGTCATGCACCCCGTTCAGGTGCGGCTGCATCACTGGTTCGTGCCCAATCGCATCATGTGGGACGGTTGGGAAAAGTTCATCACTGGTGTGGACACGGAAGAACCTCCCCCGTTCATGACTCACCAGCCCACGGCCAAAACATTGCCTGACTACATGGGCATCGGTCCGTATACCGGCGCGATCACTCACTCGTTCTCTCTCTTCCCCATTCGCGCCTACAACAAAATCTACAATGAGTTCTACCGCGACCAAGATCTGTCGGCGGAACGTCTTGAGGATGACGACACGATCGCGATGGCGTCCTGGCAAAAGGACTACTTCACGACTGCTCGT